GTATAACTCTTGCCCAGTCATTGTCGCTATGGCTTTTGCATCTTCTTCTGTTACATTATTAAGTGTTTGATTTATCGTCACGGTAACAGGACTAAGCATTTGTTTCCATTTTTGAGCCGGTTCAGTTACCATCTGTCTTTTGGCCCCGGCCTCGATTGCATTGATCAAATTGCTTGGAGCATATATAACTTTTTCTGTTGTTTCTTTCATCCTGGGGATTTCTTTTTTCCAAGTCTTTAATGGTTCGGTCAACGGTTTTGTTAAATCGCCAAACAATCCACCTAACACATTCTTAAAAAATCCACCTTCGCCCTTCGTCGAAACAGAAAAGCCTTGACCTTTTTGTTCGTAATCAGAATAGCTAATTTTGCCTTTCATTAATTTCCCAAAGCTTGCTTTTTGGCTCTTAACATCTTTTAACATGGCAAGTCCTTCTCTGAACATACCACCTTTACCAAAATCTCTTGAAAGTAAACCGCCAATAACTAAAGCTACTCCATGAGTTATATTTTTTATCTCAATTAAATCATCCTTTAAATCATTAAACTTACTTTTCAGATTCCCGCCTAAGAACTTTTTATCAAACCATCCAATAAGAGTTTTACCTTTCCACCCGGTAAGATATCTATAGAGATCGTCTATTGCCAAAAACAGAAAGCCAAAAGCAAGCCCTATAACAAGTGGCCACGCTGAAAAAGAGAGTTGTCCGGCCAATGCGGCAGCCGCAAGCTTGTATAGCCCAGCAGTAATATAACCTATAGCAGAAGCGAACCCAAGCATTATAATACCCGTCATCGTGACGAGTAATATCTTTAAAACTTTCTCAGTGCCACCTAATGCCTCTGCGAACAAATAAAAACCTCTTACAACTTCAAATAAAAATCCAGTTATTTCAGCAAGATACTTACCTAGAATTTTAAGAAAATTACCAATTCTAAGTCTAATTATTTTCTTATTTGCTTCTAACCAGAGAAGTATTCCTTGTGTAAATTTTTTTACAGTAGGCAATAAAATCTCACCGGCTTCCATAGCCGTTATTCTTATAGCATCTTTAATATTTGAAATTATACCAAGCAATGTTTTGGCTTGTTCAAACATTAAATTATGGAAAACACCGCCAGCTTCAGTCATATTTTTGAATGCTTGCTGGAACAAGTCAAAAGAGACTTTGCGAGTCCGAACCATATGCTGAACAGCTTCTCGGCCTTTGCCAAGGATTGCGCTCAATTCCCTAACAAGAGGAACACCAGCTCGCCTTAAATTCTGCAATTCGTAACCAGTCAAATACCCAGCAGCCTGGACCTTGCCAAAACTCATGGCTATTTGTTCCAAGGGAACGCTAAGGCCAGCAGCAATATCACCGATCATCTTTAACTGTGGCCTTAATTCTTTCGCGGCAGAACCCATACCGAGTAAGATTCTAGCTGTTCCCAATACTCCGGGTATTTCGAAAGGCGTAACTCTTGCAAACTCAAACAATTCCGCTAAGGTTTCTTTGGCAAGGCCAGCACTTCCAAGCATCGTCTTGAATGCTACTTTTATTTGCTCTAGCTTGGCAGCTTCTCGGATAAAACCACCAAGAGCAATAGTTCCAACACCCCACATGGCCGCTAGGCCAATCATGCTTTGCTTTACTCTTTTTAATCCAAGATTAAAATCCTTTAATTTCCTGGTATCAGCCATAAAGGCTAATCTTGCAAAGAGTGATCTAATTATCATTATTTGTCTCTAATTATTCTTGTTATAAAAAAGTTCAGCTTCTTCTTTTAAATCTAAGGCTTCGTGAGCATCCGCCAATGTATTTATATTCCAATAACGGTCTATTTCTTCGTATGTAGCTATTTGAGCTAAAATAGGTCGCCATATATAAGTATTGATATTTATAATGCCTGGGGTGAATTCTTTGCCAGACCCTTTAGCCCCTCTACGACGCCTTTTCCGTCGAAAAAATCAGCATACTGCACCTCAAGAGATTTCTTAACAACTGAAAATAGGTGTCTGATTCTTCCGGTAAAAATGATATCAAAAGATTTGATGACATCACCTTTTCCTTCGTGGGTAACTTGGCTTAGGAGAGTATTTATCATACTCATAATTTCGTTCTCATCTAACCTGTCACACAATAATCTTGCGGCTTCACCAACATTTATTTCTTTTTCGTCAATTTCTCCATCGTCTGCATCGCTGGCTATAGCCCCTATTGAAGGACCTATTAATTTAATAATCTTAGACAAAAGACTTAAAGCTATACGGGGAGGTAAATAAGCGAATACATACGCCTCCCCGTCTATAATTTCCCTAATTGTATCAATTTGATTCCCCATCATATTCTCCTTGATTTGATTATTATTAATATGTTTGTGAAGCTACATCATCTGTATTTCCGCCAACAAAACCAACCGCTGGGCCTTCTGCCAATTTTCCTTTTACCATCCATTCCCTGGTCCCGGCTTCTTTCCCGAATCCTTGATCAGACAATTTTACAACAGTTCCAAGAGTCATGGTCCCTGCACTTGTGCCATTATTATCTCGAACATCACAAGGTGTATTTAACCCAGACAAATACCATGCGCTAAGAATATCGTTATCTGACGATGTTTGCGACATTGTTATTGTTATCAGACCTAATTTATTTGCGTTTTTAGTTCTTGTTGGTTCGCCTTGAGTCCCTGACGTAAAGGTCCAGCCATCTTCATCGAATACAACAGTAACCTCATCCCAATTGCTAAGTTTTGTAACCCCAAGGGTTATTGAAACTTGAGTTGGATCATAAGTTTTGCTCATTATTTACTCCTTATTTATGCTGCGCTAATTTTTCCAGTTATTCCAACTTTATGAATTGCACCGGCGTATGTTGCCGAAAATGTTATCCCATTTAAATACCTTATACTTTTCTCACCGGCAGGGATATTTGCAAGCTTTGGCAATGTTATAGTTATGGTTCCCTCAGCCAATAACCCGGCTTCAACGCCACGATTCAACCAATAAGCCACTATAGCCCCAACTTGAGCAATTCCTGGAGTCGTGAACGGAACCTTATCAGAGTTTGCCAGTAAAGTAAAAATATCTTCTGCCATTTTCTGTTCTAACCAATCAGTTCCCCTCATTATATCAATATATTCACCAGAGGCCACTACGCCTTCGGAAGTTATCATATTGATACCAGCCACGGTTTCGTATGTGTTACAGTTTTTAGCTATTGCATAGCCCTTTTCTGATGTAGTAAGCGTGTCAGCGATAATCCCTGTGATTGGTTTAAACTTCCAAGTTATAGAACCAGGATCTTTGGGAGATTGTCCACCAATCCAGCCAGTAATTGGGTAATTATCCTCATCTTCACTGTAAAGCAAAAATGTCCTATCGTATGCAGCGGCTTGAAGGTCGGAAGCTGTGTCATCTGAAGCACTTGTAATTATTGCGGCTTCATCTGTGCTAACACCCATCAGTTTATCTTCTACTTCTATAAGAGCCGCTAAAGCTGCTATGTCTGCGCTATCTCCGCTTCCATTAAGCATTGGAACTAAAAAATACCAATCTGAGTCTTCGGCTAACGTTGCCGTTAAAGCCTCGGCCCAAGTTTGTACTGCTTGACCATTTTGAACTGTTGCTATAGTGACACTCGCAGGACCGGTTAAGCCAGAGATATCTACCGAACTGATTTCTACAAATGGGGTACTTGCGTCTGCTCCGTCCCATTCGATTGTTATTCCGGAAGATCCGGCGTCCATAGTACCTGTTACCGTTACACTCGTTATCCCAGCCAATGCTTCAATCGCAGTTTCTATTACACTGGTAGCGGCATCGTAAGCTATTGCCCCTGTGGTTAATCCGTTCCAGGTTATTGTCCATGTTCCGAGGGTTGCATCAGCATCAGTCGTTATTGTCTGCTGCTCGTTTGTAGCGACACCTTTTCTTGCAACTTTAAACTGCTCAGGACTTAATTCTTGGCCCATTAGCTTCAAAGACGCAATATAAAGAGCATCAGTGGTTAGAAACCCATCGGTCAACATTTCTGAAGGATCGGTATATGTCTTTACAGTATCAGGCATGCAAGTGTATGGCCCTAACAGTAAAGTAGTTCCGAAACCAGCCTGAGTGACCTTGGCTGTTTCTTTCGTAATATTCATTACAACAAAATCTGATATTTGAGACATTTTTATCCTCCAGTTCTAAGCATTAATATCTGTTATATTTCCGTTAACATTAACAGAATGTAT